GCTTTTTCAATCACATCGGCAGGCACAGGCATCCAGACGGCCATTTCATTAGCCGGTATATTGCCGCTTGTTTCAAATAACCGATGACCAAGGTTTCCGCGAACGGCATCGAAGTATTGAAACTGCGGGCTAAATGCCTCCCTCAATGTAGGCGAGTTATTTTTAATATAGTCGTAATCGGAAAACGCTTGCCTTAAATTTTGACCGCTTTTGATTTGGTCGAAAACAGCCTGCACGCCGTTGGGCGTTAGAATCTTATCTGCGTTAGCTTTGGTTGTAGCTAATCGTTCTTGAGCAGCTTGTGCGCTGAATGCTGCCCGAACTGATGCTGGGATGCCAAAATACTCAGGCAAGCCGGTTTTTGGGTTGATCGTCCCCGACCCACCCTTAGACTTCAACAGCGCCGCCTCCTGCGGGTTGATGTGCGCAAGCATAGTGTCACCGTAACGCCCGTGTTGAGCGAGTTCGGCGGCCATCTGTCGTACGGTGGGTTGTTTCTTGGACATTGATGTTTTCTCTATTAAGAATTACCCATTTTCAGGCGCGTTTACGCCCCATCTCCGTTGACCGATTCAGTCAATGCAAGCGCCCATTTTCGCCAGTCTGCAAAGGTGGATGGCTCGGGCACGTTGTATTTGTCAAATACTGGGTTGAGGGCGATGGCGTTGGCTAATTCCGTCCAGTTGGCCTCAGAAACGATGGGGAACTGCTGTTCGGCAAAGTAGTGTATCATGTTGCCGTTCCAGTCGTCCCAGGTGGCGTACATGGGCAGGAACTCGATCTGCATCATGGCCGCTCGTCCCCCATTTCAGCCGTTATCATAATCCGGCCAGCCTCGTAGTCCCCGTCGATGACGTTGCTCTTCCAGCGCAGGTTGATCAGGCGGTGTTCAACCCGCATGTCGACCTTGCCGTCGTTCTGGCCAAACGTAAACTCGTTGGTTTCAACGGTGGGCGACTGGGCAAACGGCCGACCCACCACCACGATCGACATGTCCCCAACCTGGTTGAAGTCCGGCTCGACGCGGGTGATGTGCATACGGCGGTTGGCCGTGATAGTATGGTCCTCGGCGGGGGTGCCGCCGACCCAGCTAATGTCCGACGTCTCGGCAAAGGACTCGATGGCAAACTCTTCCGTGGCCGTGATCTTGTTCTTGCCAAACTCGTGCTCCCAGATCTGGTAGCCGCCGGTGATCTGGGCCATTTGCGAGCCGGCCACCAACGACGGATCCAAGAGGTCCCTAAACGTGACCAAGGTTGTACCACCGCTGGGGCTGTCGGTAAATGCGATTGACACTATCTGGTTGATCGTAGATAGGTCATTTTTGAAAACCATGTAGCTGCCGGGCGGGTTGGTGGATATGTCTCCCGCAACAATAAGCTGGTACTGGTTGGTGGACGGGCTAACGTTGTTGGGCCCATACAGCAGGGGGTAGTTGATGCCAAGGGTGAACTCAGGGTACCAACCACACCAGATGGGGCGGGGGAACACCTCGGTGATATAGCCACACGAGCGGCGAGCGCCCTCGGCCATGCCGGCGTCGTACCAGATGTCGTCCTTGACGTTGTAAATAATGACGTCGTTGCATTCCGTCGACGTGCCTCGGGGGTAGAACCACCAGATCTCGTTGAACCGCGGGACCTTGGTCGCCCAGACCTTTTGACGTTGCTGGAAGTTCAGGTTGTCAAACAGGTAGTTGACGTTCTTGTCGTTGGGCAACACCTTGACGGCGCCGTTGTAAATGTAGAACCGGTCGCTTCCCATCCAGTAGAAAATGCCGTCCATCTCGGTGACCGCGTTGGAGGACATGATCGATATCTGGGTGGCGATGGTGTCGTAGCGCCAGTAATAGGGCGACGTGGCCGTGAATGAGACGCGCAACAGCGAGTCCGTGGACCAGAAGATGCCAGAGGGAGACGCCGTTCCGCCGCGCACGGGGAAGCCGCGCACGATCTTGCCCGCCGTCATGTTGGTGTCGTTGGCCAGGGGGCCGTTCCAGTCAGAGAACGTCTGCACCGACGTAGACCCGGGGGTGAACGTCACGTTATTGTTGCGCAGGTTGCCGAAGTTACTGTACGCAAAGATGAACGGGTACAGCACCACCGCGCCACCGCTGACGTCGATGGGTTGGTACGTTGGGCTGCTTCCCGTGGAATCCACCACCTGGGTCAGCACGTACTTCTGGGTTGCCGCGTCGGGCAAGAAGTTACCGGCATACAGGGACGACACCACGCCCGAGTCGATGTTGTGTAGGTTCTTGCCGGGGTGGGCAATCAGCTTAGAGTTGCCGGCGCCAGTCGAGTCGAACGCAATGTCAAACTGCCACAGGTATTCGTCGTCCGCAGGGAATGTGATTGGCGTGTAAATCTCAACCGTCGTCGCGGGCGTCGGAAACCCCGTCAACGAGGTCAGCGTGATCGTCGTGCGGTTGGTGCCAGAGCTATACGTCGGAACGCCGGAGGTCGTGTAGTTGGTCCGCAAACCAGACGTGTTGTACGCCCAGAACGTTGTTCCATTAGGAAACGTGGCCACCACGTTACCAACCACCGCGATTGTGACGAGGCCCGTGTTGACGGCCGTGACCACGTAGGTGTTGCTGAACTCAACCTGGAACGGGCCCACGCCCACCCCCTGGTCGGTTCCGGTGTTAAACACCTCGATGCCCTCGCGGTTACCCACGAAGACATAGTTAACGCCGTTGTACGGGTTGGTGATGATCCCGCGCGGGATGTTGTAGGGGGTGGCAAACATCTGGCGATAGCCGTTGATTTTCTTTGCCTTGCCGCGCTGGAACCGAACCCACCGGCCGTCGCTGAACTGGTCGCCCTCAAAGCGGGTGCCGTCCCGCTTAATGCCGGGCTTGACCTGAAGCGTAAAGATCTTAGGCGCGCCTGCCTGAGCGTCGGCCATTAGAACGCACCCCCAGCGATTAGCCCGGCACGGACCTCACCCGTAATTGTCGTGACAAAGTTGCCCGTGCCCCCCGAGCCGTCCATGATCACAATGTTCTGCCCGTTAACAGAAAAACCAAGCTGGCCGTTATTCGGCGAATACATGCCAGAGGAAGGGTTTGCGCTGAATGAGTACGCCGGGCTCGCGGCAGATCCGCGGTCCGTCAAGAACTGACCCACGTTAGCCTGCAACAGCGGGTAGATGTTGGTGCCGTCACTCAACACAATAGCCTGCCGGCCATCAGCCAGCAAATACGGCGTCTGCGTGCTACCCTGCACCTGGAAGTTAATGTTGTACGAGCTTTGGCCCGTGTCGTTCAAGAAGTAGTAGACCTGCGTCACGGCGGGCAACTGGACCAGCAACGACGACGTGCGGGATCCACTCAGCGCGGTAAAGCGCTGGATAATCGGCGTGTTGGTGATCAGACTCAACGTTGCCCCAGCAACGGTGTCCACGTCATACGTGGCCGACGAGAACGTCAGGCTGTTGGGTCGTGCGCGGCCAACGGTGAAAAAGTCTTGCGTGGTAACGTCGCGGTTGACACAGATAAAGCAAGAGTCGCCCAGGGGCAGTGTGATGGATGATTGACCATCAATCGTTGAGTTGACCGCAGAGGTCTGGATTGTCAGCGCGCCCGTGCCGTTATTGCGGACCAGGATGAACCAACCCTCAGACAGCGAGGAGACGGCGGGTAGCGTCCACGTTCCGGCGCCGCTGGTCCAAACCAGGCAGTGGCCTCGGGTGGAGTCGGTGATGCTCGGCGCGATGATGTAGGAGCTCGTGACGAAGGCGGTCTCAAGCCGGCCCAAGATCGCCGCGGTGCTGTTGCCGGCCAGGGTCGCCGCGTCGGCATAGGCCACGCCCGCACCAAACGCAATGTTATCCCAGATGCCGCCCGTTGTGGTGTTGTTCGTCAGGTAGGTGTATCTTGCCGTGCCAACGTCAACAAAGAACGAGTTCACCTCTTCAAAATTCTGGACGGCAAACGAATAACTTCCTGTGTTGCGGATTAGGATGTCAGAGCCAACAGATCCCTGCTGTGCGTCTGGCAAAATCAGGATGGAGTTCTCGCTTGTTGCGTCGACGTCCATGATACGCGCAACGACCTGTTGGCCGTCGTTTACGTACTGGGGCCAGTAGAGTTGGGTTACGCCGTCAAGCGTAATCGCGTCATAGCTGACGTCCGTCGGTTGGATGACGTTGCCGGTAAAGGGGGATGTGAATGTCATGTTTGTGATTCCTGTCGTGAAGCGTTGCGGTCGACCATGCGGGTAGCATCTTCGCTCTTGAGCGCGTTAATTGCGTCGGCGTAGTATTGTTTCCACACGGCCAACTTCTCGGTGTTTTTCAGGAAGCCCTGGGCCTGCAACAACGTGCCATACAGCAACGCCTGCGGCGCCTCGCGGGTCAGCAGGTTTTCCTGGTTGGTGATGTCCAGCGGCTGAATGCGGCTGTAGTAAATGATCTGAACCGGGTACGCCTGATCGGCGGCGGGCGCAAAGCCCCAGTGGTCGTAGTCATACTCGGCGTAGTACAGCGGCTGGCCCGCGGGGGCCTCGCTCAGATACTGCGTCACGTAGTCCATGGACCGGTTGAGCACCGGCTCGCCGTTGATCTTCATGCTAACAGTCTTGCGCCAACGCACCGGCTTTTCCAACACGGAGTCGCCAGCTGCGAGCGTCGTGTTGACCACATTAAGCTGAATCAGGGTTTTAATCTCGGCAGCAATCGACTGCTCCGTGAGCATGATCAAACGAGGGATCTGGGTCACGAACGACTCGTCGTTTCGCTCTGAGTACTTGATGACATCCTCGACGAGGCTGTCATAGGTCATGTTTGCTGCTGACATTTTGTTTACGCGTAAATACGCGTCCCTTGTTTGTCGATGATGAGGGCCTGATGCCGCGGCTTGTCCAGGATCGAGTTCGGGATCGACACGTGGGTCCAGCGGTCAAACTCGCGGATTACTTGGTCGTACGGCAACTGGGCGGCGATGATGGCTTTGACAACCTGATCCGGCGTCATGCCGGGAACCCGAATGTCAGCAGCACAGCCGATACGATGCTGAGAAGTGTCTTTGCTCCCCACAGCATCATTGACTTGTTTACAGCGAAACGCGCTGTTGACAATGATGGGCTTTCCGCCAAGGGTTGCCTTAACATCTTCCAGGAACTCGGCGAGTCGTTTGAGGTTGTTGATCTCTGAATCATTGGGCACGTTGTCGAACTCACGGTGGTCCGTGTGGGTCAACTCTTCAAGTGTAAAGTTAGGGCTCAGGTTCATTTTTTCTTCATGTCAATAATTTTCTCAAGCGTGCGTCCACCAAAGTAGAACGACATCACCAACATACCCCATTGCCCAAGCAATGTGACATACGATTCAGCCACTCGAAACCCAAAACCATCTAGCACGGCAAGTGCTAAATAAGCGGTCAAAATGTAAGCCAACGTCATTGGGCGAATATTCTTGGACAGCCATGAGTCGCTTCCCATGTCGGCCTGTAGGCGCTGGGTTAGGTTGTTCTGCTCCGTCTCAAACAGCTTGGTGTCGTTGGCCATCTTGGCCAGCTCGCCCTCCTGGGCCAGCTTGGTCAACTCCAGCTGGGCCTTTGCCTTTGCTTCGGGGTCTGGAATTAGTTTGTCGATCAGCTTTTCGCCGACACCTAAAAGCGCGTCTAGTCCAAGCATTACTTTTTCCCCATCTTTTCACGTTCTTCAAGTAACTGAACCTTGACCTGAAGCTGGTGAATGTCTCGGTAAATCTCTTCCTTCATAATGTGACGCCGTTCAGCAGAGATTGGACTGTCTGTCGGCACGCCCTCTTTGGTGATCAACGCAGGCATTGAGCCTTCGATCTTGGTCAGGCGCGTCGAAAAATCCGTCACCTGCCCCAACAACCACGCAAGCGAGGCAACGATGACGGGGATGACTGCCTTGAGAATGTCTGACCAGTTCATTTATCGCTTTTCTTGTTGATGAGCTCAAACAGCGTCTTCACCTTCTCTTCCAGCACGGCAACGCGCAGGTCGAGCTTGGACAGCACGATGATCAGCGTGATGAGGGCCAACAACATTGGCCAACCTTTTGCAAGAATGTCAATGATTTCCATCACAAACTCTTTCCCTCGGCAAACACGTTCACAAACACTGTCCCATCTTCCAGCGCCTCGATCTCATGCCAGTCACCGGCCACCAGATTGATGGGTTGTGTGTCCTTGGTCATCACAATCGATGTGCGTTCGTTGCTCACCCTACAGCTTCCTGCGTGACACATGGTCAGGTGGGCGTAGGAATGGCTATGCTTTGGCAACCCCTCGCCCTTGTTGGCGTGAAAGATGTTCAATACCGCGCCATCGTAAGTAACAGAATGCTTGGGAGAAGCAATAATCATTATTACCCCGCAACAGGAGGTGTCGGTTGGGGGTCGCTGGTAGTAAGCACGGAGCCATTCCAAGTAAAACCGGCACCGCCTTGACCCATCACCTCAACTAAACTCCAGACATTTGTTGCGTCGTTATAAGACCAAACAATTGAAGGCGTGGTTGCCTGAACCAACATTAGATACTCTGAAGGAGGAGTCCAAGTGCTGGGGTTGCCGTCCCATACGCAGACGTTATCACAGATGTTGGTCTGTTGGTTGACCATGCAGTAGTTTTGCGTTGTCATGTCTTGGTTCCTAATCAGTATTCAAAAATTACAATACCTTGAACGCCGTTTTCCTGCGTGCCTGTACCGTAGGTTCCAGTTGTTCCTTTTGTCCCACCTGCGCCGACCGTTACAGCCAAGGTGGCCCCGGGCGTCAATCCAGTTAGCCATTTAATGGCAGTAGCACCACCACCACCACCGGGCCAAGCTGTAGGGTAGCCGTTTGTATCAACAGACCCGTTTCCGCCGCTTCCGTATACGCCTAAACCTTGCCCAAACATAGAAGTGCCGCCCCGACCTCCGTTGATGGAGGAGCCGCTATTGCTGTACGCTAAAGTTGCACCACCCCCGCCAGAATTGTTTATATCCCCGCCAGTGGCTGTACCGCCAGTAAATGTAGACCATCCGGTTCCGCCGCCACCGGTAATAGTTGAAATTGTTTGGGTTCCCGAAGCAACAGTTGAAGATCCGCCATTACCTGGAGTAGTGCCGCCCCCATAGCCACCAGCGCCGCCCCCAACCACTGTTACTTTAACCTTGGTAACCCCGGATGGGATGGTGAACGTTCCGTTGGCGGTAAACACTTGCCCGCCGGGGCCAGCAGAGCCGCCGCCTCCAATAGGGGTTCCATTAACAGTCGGGGTGTTGACGAAGTCGGCAACCTGCGTATTGCTGATGGTCATTGCCGTTGTGGCCGTGCCCCCCGCCGTGGTCGTGCGCAGTGTCAGAACCCCGGTAGCGTCTGCGGCAGTTTTAAGACCCGCGCTACCCGAGGATACGCCATTGTCTGCGGTGATTGTGCTTGCCATGTTCTATTCCTTTTACAGGGTCTGTGCGCCGTCAACAACGGGCTGGTCTGCCGCCGCTGGTTTTGGTGGGGGCGAAGGGATGACAATAATTGTTTGCGATACGGTGTCGTAATACCATTGGTCGGCAACAACATCGTCAGCGCACGCAACCCAAAACAAAGGCTCGGCAACAGGGAATGTCTGCTCGGCTACTTCAGCTACCCGAGCAGAGTTTGGAATTTCTTGAGTTATAGCCACTGGCGGATTTGTGTTTGGAACCCAACCAGTAATTTCAAATACAGATTGCCTTGGATCAATAATTGCGTTTTTCATTTATTTTCCAATCAATATTCAAACATTACAACACCTGCACCGCCTGCTGAACCACCTCCACTTGCTCCCGCGCCGCCTGCTCCAACAGTAACAGCAAGAGTGTTTCCAGAGGTCAGTCCTGTTAACCATTTAACAGCATTACCTCCACCACCGCCACCATTCATTGAAGACCCTCCTATACCTCCAGCGCCTAATGAGTTAGACCCACTAAGAATGGAACTTCCACCTGCCACTTGAGATGCTCCTTGACCCCTTCCGTTTAAATCTCCCCCGCTTCCTAAACCACCTGAAGATATACTAGGAGTTCCATTTCCTCCTGTTGCGCTGATGGTACTGATAGTTTGAGTTCCGCTGGCAACACTAGAAGTGCCACCAGAACCACCTGATACAGTACCACACCCAACATAGCCTGCTCCTCCACCGCCTCCTCCAACTACAGTTACTTTTATCTTGGTAACTCCAGACGGGATGGTAAATGTATAAGAACCTGCCGTTGTGTAGGTTGTAGCCCCGGGGCCAGCATAAGATCCGCCACCAGATCCGTTGGATGCCGCAGTCAAACGACCGGTTGAATCAACAGTGATGTTTGCAGAGGTATAAGAACCAGCGGTCACGCCGGTTGCCGACATGGCAGTGGTCTGCACCGACGCGTCGTTAAACGTGATTGATGTCCCGGTAACTGTGATAGTCATGTCTTTTCCTTTTACAGGGTCTGTGCGCCGTCAACAACCGGCTGGTCTGAGGCAACAGGTTTAGGTGCCGAGGGCGGGACAACAACACAGTGCTGGAATACGGCATCGTAATACCAAGTCCACGCTTGTACATCATCGGCGCATTCAACCCAGAACAACGGATCGCCAACCGTATATGTTTCAACCTCCACATCGACAATAAACGATCCGTTAGAAATCTCTGTGAAAATTGGTTGCCCGTCAAGCCAGCTAGAAATATATTTTGCCTGTTGGCGAATATCAACTTGTGCGTACTTCATATTTTTTTTCCGTTTAAGTTGTGGCGCCAATAATTACTGTTGAAACAGCAGCACTTCCTGTTGCGCCGTCTTTATAGGCAATAAACGCAGTGGTTGGCTGTGCCCCAAGTGGGGAGTAAGGTGTTGCCGCAGTAACAGATAGGTTTGTCTGCAATACATCAGTCACCCCGGTGTATGTAACAAAACCATTGGCGTTTATATTTAAATAAGCAGATTGTCCAAAAGCCCTAGAAGAAGTAGACAACCAAATGGGTGTAATACGACTTGAGTATGGGAAAGAATTAAACGTGGGGACTGTTCCAGATATTGAGCATTCCCCCATGTTATATCCGGTGTTAAATATAACCTGAGTCGCAGATGGGGCAACAGCGGCATCTGCAAGAGTAGTAGCTGCGCCTGCTACTGTTAATCCAACAAAACAAGATACGTCGGTTGCCTCACAGGATACCGGCGTGTTAAATGTTGGGGTCGTGCCAGATACAGAAATTACAATAAGTTTAGTTCGACCAACGCTACCCCCCGTTGCCGTGGCTTGACCATAGACCAAAAACACCGATGTGGCCGAAAGCCCAACCATAGACAAAACTTGTGAATACGTGCTGGTTCCCAACTGAACCTTTGTTCCAATGGTTTGCGTTGTTCCGCTAACAGAAACAATCTGACAGGACATCGACCCAGAATAGTTATATGGATAACTATATGTAGATGTAACGGCATCGTTGTAGCACAAAGCAAAAACAGTATCTGATATGCGACAAATGGTCCCATTTAGATAGGCCGCTAACGATGTACTGTTGATGGTCGTTCCCACTACAGCCACCGCTGGCATACTTGCCCCTGAAGGCGTTCCAAAGGTAACAACCGTACCGGAAACAGTATTGGTTAAAACTCTTTGCACGCCAAGATAATCATAATTACCAGCACAACCAGTGTTAAATTCTGATTTATAAATTCCAGCCAACACAACGAAAGCTGTGTTGCTCAAACGAATAACGCGAGCATTGGTATAGGCAGACCAACCAGAAGAACCAGTTCCAACGGAATATACGGTTGTGCCTTGTATTGACCCAAAGGTAATGGTGCTCCCAGATATTGTTCCAACTTGTGTATATAAAATGCTAACTGTGTTGGGGCTAGAATATGTTGTCACAAACCACCAACGTACAAACGTGGTGGATGTAAGACCCACCATTCCTGAATCGCCGTATGATGCTTGCGGCGTATTGGTTGATGATGTAATGCTGGATGAGGTAAAAGTAAAAAATGTTTGTCCTGTTACCCATTGACCCGCAGATGTTGATTTATCCAAAAGTCTAATGAGCGAAATACCCGCTACTGGAATATAACCAACAATTGTTCCTGCGGAGTTACGAATCTCCAAATTTGCACCGATGGGCGACCGGTTCTCAATCACAAACGGATTTGACCCTGCAGCAGCCATTGTGGTTGCATCAGGTAACGTCACATAGCTGTTGGTGTAGCTATTGATCTGTACTACTTGATATTGCGAAGACGCCGCGGTCAGCGTAAGGGGGCTGGAGCTGACTGCGTTGGTTGTGGCCCCGGAAAATCCAGTGCCGCCACCCCCGCCGATAGGGGTTCCGTTAACGGTAGGGGTGTTAACAAAGTTAACAACCTGTGACGAGCTGACCGTCATTGCCGTAGTAGGCGTTGCTCCGGTTTGGATAACCAAAGCGCCCGTGGTGTCGGCGGCGACCCTATACGCGGTCGTGCTAGTTGTACTTGAACTGATAGTTGACATTTAAATCACCACCCATTGTTGACCGGAAGATACCGTCACCGTAACCCCAGAAGCCACGGTCATCGGGCCTACAGAGAACCCGTTGTTGCCAGAGGCGATTGTGACGTTGGACGATACAGTTGCGCTATTGATGCTGACGCCGTTGCTGTTGACGATGTTGGGCGCCGTCAGCGTCGACGTTGCTGTGTTGTAGGTAAATCCGGCGGAGCCACCAAAGACACCGGCGTTGTTGTACTGAACCTGGGTTGTTGCCCCACCAGGGGTCCCGCCCACGGTTGACCAAGACAGCGTGCCCGACCCGTTGGTAACAAGCGCATACCCCGCCACGCCGTCTGCCGCCGGGAGCGTGTAGGTGGTCGAGCCAGCGGCCGAAGCGCCCTGGAGTCCAACGTACCCAGAGCTCGCGCCATACAGGCGCAGGTTTGTGAAGTAGCCAGTGTTGGGAGTCGTTGCGCCCACGGTGCCCGTCAGGGGGCCGGAAAGCGCCGTAGCGGCCAGGGTGGTGCCGTTCCAGGTCATCCCGGAGGACGCCGCAAAGGACCCACTGCTGTTATAAATCAACTGGGTGTTGGATCCCGGCGCGGACGTCGCGTTCTTGGACGCCAGAAGTTGGACCGCCCCTGTGTTGTCTTTGTAGAACAGCTTGCCGTCGTAATAGTTCAACGCCAGCTCGGCACCGTTGGCTCCACTGGTCAAGTTGGCCGCAGACGGGGTGCTATTCGCCGTGCCGCTGGCGTAGATTAAAATCTGTGTTTTGCCTGCTTGTGACATCTATGTGTCCTTATCGGGTGTAGTAGCTGATGTTGGGTGTTATGTACTGCGGCGACTTGTCGCGGTCTTCGTTCTCCGCCGTAATCGTCGCCTCAATCGCATCGTTCTTCAGCATAGTAATGCGGTTGATGTCAACACCCGGCAACAGCTTGGCCACGCGGTGAGACAGCTGTGCCTGCATCGCAGGCATCCAGCGATCAGGGACCGCAATCTCGTTGGTCAGCTTGCCCACGTCCTGGGGCTGCATCTCGATCAAAATCATGAACGCCTGGAACGCGTCCTGCGGCACCGGCCACGCGTTCATGATGGGGGTCACTTGGCGGTCGAACCAGTACTGGAGCGAACGCTCGCCCAGGAAGTCCTTGTTCGGTAGGTTGAAGTAGCTGTCACGGTTCAGTCGGGCCAGGGGCACGTCCTGCTGGACCGACGCCAGGGAGAACGCGCGGATCTTGACCTGTGAGGTCGACGGGTTGCGAAAGCGCCACCACTTGGCCAGCGGGGAGCCGTCGATCTGTGTGTAACCCCACTGGTTAACGATGCCGTTGGTGACCGTGACCATCGGGGCCCACGTGATGCCGTCGTAGCTGTACTCGACGTTCATCGTGGTGCCAAGGGTGTCACAGTAGAACCCGGCGCTCAGGAACCGGTAGCCGTCCTCGTAGAAGGCCTCTGCAGACGCGCCGGCGGCGATGGTGTACTCCAGCTCCAGGGACACCGTGTTAAACGCGCCGTACACGTTGTCAGACGTCGTGCTGGGGCGTGTCATCAGGCGGTAGTTGGCCTCGCGGATGTCCACGGTGCCCACCGGCATCTCGTACTGGCGGGTCTGGGCTTTGCTTCCGACCACCAGGTAATCCAACAGCCAGAGGTTAACGCCGCGGTTGGACAGGTTAATGAGGATGTACCAGAGCGCCTGGCGCGCGCGGTTGACGTTCTCGGGCGTCATCTCCTCGGGCAAACGACCCGCCTCGCTGAAGGCGAAGTTGATCATCTGGTCAACCGAGATGACCGTCTGCGCCGTCGTGTTCGAGGTGTTGTCGTAGTTGCTTGCCATTAGCAGTTCCAGTTCCTAAGCGAAGCCTTTGCCCGTTCCGCGGGTCCGCTGGCCTTCTTAACGACGCCCTCCATCCGAGCGCAAAAACTATCTTTCCTGGCCTTGTCCGACTTTGTCTTCGGGTTCGGGGCGGGCGCCTTCAGGTTACTTCCGTTCTTGCGGTTGTACTCTTCGCGGCCCTTAGCCGTCATGCCCGCACCCTTTTCGGTGGGGTTGTACGTCTTACCCTTGCCAGTTGTCTTGCGCGGGATGGGTTTGTCGTGTTTCATTTTTTCCTCTCGGGCAGCTTCTTCTTGGCCGGTCCGGCCTTGACGAACTCTTTGCCAACCGATTGCTTGATGCCGACCTTCTTGGCGAACTCGGGGCTGCGAGCAACCCCCTGCATCAGCCGGTTTTGAGCCTTGGACTCAATCGGCATGTCAGCACTTCCCGCCTTTTTTGAACATGTCGGGCTTACCCTCCAGGGCGGGCAGGCCTGCCTTGGGCTTGGCCTTGACCTCTTTGGCCTTGATCATGCCGCCGGCCTTGTACTTGCCCATGCCGCCACCACACATCTCGCGCACGGTGCCCTTCTCTTTCTTGGCGCGGCCACCGCGCTTCAACTTGGCGAGGTCGGTCTTCTCGCCCTCGTGTGACTGCTCGTCGTGCATCTTGAATGCCTTCTTGACGATCTTCTTGTCTTGCGCCACGTCCTCGTGGGACATTTCCATGTCCTTTTTAGAGTGGTCGATGCGGGGGGTATACTTGGCCATGATTTGTGTCTCCTATCAATAATTACGCATGAAAATGGGCTTATTCGCCCTTGTCTACCTTGCTGTCCAGCTTGTCAAATATCTTGCCAAGCATGTCTTTTATGTCCTTAACGGCGTCTTTAAAATCGTCCTTGCGGACGAAGTCCTGGTTGACCTCGCGGTTCAACTCCTTGACGTCCCGTTTGATTTCCTTGATGGCGTCCCAGATGGTCTTCAGGATCCAACCTCCCAGTGCACCGCAGAGGGTGATTGCCGTGTTAAAAAAGTGTTGTCCGTCGAAGTCCATCACACCGTCTCCATGGATGCCAGGTTAGCAATAAGTCTTGTGTCTGTCGGGTTAAACTCGAGCGCCTGCTTGCACAGCTCAACCGCACGTTCTTTCAAACCCAAATGCCACGCCGCGATGCTGGCAAGGTCGTAGGGCTTCTCTGTCCACACGCTGGGGTCCATCGTGTAAACCTCTTCCTTGTTGGTGATCCCCAGCGCCGACATGGCCGCGGAGAAGCTCTCCGCCCACATGTTGTTGCGGTAGGTGGCCATGGCCAGCTCGACCCAGGGCTCGCGGGTGTTTGGTGCCTCTGCAACGGCCAGACGGGCCCACTTGAGGCCCTCCCA